GGGAAAGTTATTACGAGCCAGTATGATCTGTGCAACAGCTGTTTAGCGGAGTATGGACGCGACAGTCGTTTGTGGCCGGAGTGGCTGATATTTGCCGTCGCCGACGCCAAGCGCACATACTATCAGAATAAAATAATTTCAGAACACGAAATAACATTTTCAGACCTTGAAGCGGACTAAGCCCGTAAGGCAAAAAAGAGGAGATTTTAATGGATTTTATGCCAATTTTGTCAAAAATTTTGGAAGCCGTATTGTCTGTTGTCCTGCCCGTGCTGGCTGTAGCACTCGTATCTGCGATTGTCGCACTGGCTAAAAAGTCGTGGGCGCAAGCAAAACAGGCATCGCCAGAGATTACCGACGTGCTCGAACAGGCAGCAAAGTTTGCGGTAAAGGCCGCTGAGCAGGCAGGAGCAGCTGAGCTTATCGAGGACAAAAAGCAGTACGCCATTGAGATCGCGGAGAAGTGGCTCAGTGCAAAGAATCTAAACATCGATGTAGACTTGCTTGACGCAGCCATCGAGAAGGCGGTTCTCGAATCATTCAATGATGTGGATTTACTCGACGCGGCCATTGGGAAGGCGGTTCTCGAATCATTCAATGTTGACGGCAAAAAGAATATTGCTGATTCCAAATAAAAGTTTTTTGTGAGAACGACGGGTTGTGCCATTGCGTGCGCAGGACTACAGCAGTTTGTGGGGGTTATGCAGTCCTGCGTCGTGAGGCTCAAGGCATCATCTGTAACGCGCCGTGTTAAACAAAAAAACAAACAGCTATAATAATACCTGTATCAAACCAAGTTATTTTTGGGGTCAAAATTGGACAACTTACGATTTATTCAGGGACAAAAAAAACAAGCTAAATTGTGGTTTTTAATTTTGAGCTCAAAAAACGGAAAAACATGTTTTTAATGCCACTTTTTCGACCGATTTTTCGATCAAAAACACGTTTTTCGTCCGCTGATTTGCTGAGCACCTTCGTCGGAAACGATTGTAGCACGTCATTAAATTGCAGATAATCAAAAAACATTGCATAAAACGGTTCGTGGCTAAAATTTTGACGTAAAACTGAATAACACAAGCGCAAAATGTAAATTATCGGGAAAAGCATATAAAAACACGTTTTTGAGGCTGTTTTTTTAGCCAAAAGACAAAAGTTATTATTTTAAATTATGGCGCAGAAAAGAGAGTTTTAAATGATCAGTAAAACAAAAGAGCGTGTAAAGTGCGGGGCGATCAGATGACCGGCACGGATGCGGTCGGATTAATACCGGCGTCAGCCTGGGTTCAAGCGGTTTTCGTTTGTTTGTTTTTTGTGTTTGTCGCCTACATGCTGAACTGGAACGCAAAACAAAATAAAGATTCAAGAGCTTTTCAGGATGGCGAATCTGAAAAATGGCAAAGTTTTATTTCATCCCTTGACAAAACCTGGTGCGATAGAAACGATAAACTGCGCGCCGAAAACAGCACTGCGATGACGGAGATTAATCAGTCGATTGCAAATCTAACAAAAGTGACTCAAAAACTTGTTTTACAGGTTGAAAAAATGAACGACGAGTCGGAAAGATTTTATTTAAGGTTCGACAGTCGCGATTTACAAACGCAAGAAGCTCGGAATGTTGCAGAGGAGTCGGAGCGCGGAAAGACGGCTGAACGTCCAGTCCGATCAAAACGGCGTGTTTCGGCCGGTGTTGACGCGGGGATTGGCTCTTGAGGACGACCTTGAATAAAATTACCTGGAAGCTGCAAAGCCTTGAGCTGGCAAATTTGACGGATTACTCGAAAAATCCGCGCACTCTATCGGAAAAAGAGTTTAAGCAGCTCAAAAAGTCACTTGATAAATTTGGCATGATCGACAAGTTAATTATTAACGCTGATCCCGCCAACACGATTATAGGGGGACACCAACGCAAGCGCGTCTTGGAGTCACTCGGCATAACTGAGGCGGAGTGCTGGATTCCAGATCGCGAGTTGAGCGAAAAAGAAGTCGAAGAGCTGAACATCCGCCTGAACAAGAATACCGGCTCATGGGACTTTGACGTGCTGGCGAACGATTTTGAACTTGATGACCTGCTCGAGTGGGGTTTTGACAAAGGCGAACTTGACTTGGACTTGTGGGCTTCGGACGCGCCGGAAGACGTTGAGCCGCAGATTGACAAGGCTGAGGAGCTGCGCGTCAAGTGGGGCGTTGAGATCAGTCCGGCTTACGTGGCTGTGGCGATCCAGCGGTGGGTGGATGTTACCGGCAAAGAGCCCGTGATCAAAGGAAATCTTAGCCAATGTACCTGATTAAAAAGGATTGATTTATGGCAAATAGAAAATTTACGTCGACTCAAATTATCAGTGCGCTGCGCGAGAAACACGGGAATCTTTCCGCTGCTGCCCGCTATCTTGGCTGCGACCGGCACACGGTTAGCAGATATATAGCGCTGTACCCGTCAGTTAAGGCAGTTGCTGACGAGGAGCGAGAAACTTTGATTGATTTTGCCGAAAATCAACTATTTCAGCAGGTTAAGGACGGAAATATTACGGCGATTATTTTTACACTTAAGACCATCGGCAAACAGCGCGGATATGTGGAGCGTCAGGAGATAACGGGTGCTGACGCAGGGCCTGTTGAGGTGAGTGATGCAAGAGAATCGATACAGCGCAAGCTGGCTAACATCGCAACCGCCGACGAAGAGGGCTAAGTTTTTGGCCAGCCTTTCCGACGCGGAAGCACGTCATCTCCAGTATGACTGGAGTTTTTGGGCACGCGAAAAGCAGATGCTGCCGGCACAGCCATTTTTTATATGGCTGATTTTGGCTGGGCGTGGGTTTGGAAAAACCAGAACAGGTGCTGAAACGGTTAGGCAGTGGATAAAAAACAATAAATATGTTAATCTCATCGGCGCCACCGCCGACGATGCAAGAGATATTATGATCGAGGGGGAAAGTGGCATCTTGTCGGTTTGTCCCAACGCGGAAAGACCCGCTTATGTTGCGTATAAGCGCCGGCTTGACTGGCCGAACGGCGCGGTTAGTCTTATTTTTACAGCCGACGAACCGGAACGGCTAAGAGGTAAACAGCATAACAAGCTCTGGGCAGACGAGTTGGCGAGTTGGCGACATCCTGAGTCCTGGGATCAAGCCATGATGGGACTGCGTCTTGGCGACAACCCGCAGGGGATTGTTACTACAACTCCAAAACCGATCAAATTAATTCTTAATTTGGTGGATGACCCGAAAAACATCATAACCACAGGCACTACCTACGAAAATAGAGCTTATTTGGCGCCTGGATTTTTTGAATACGTGATTAAGAAATATGAGGGCACGCGTTTAGGTCAGCAAGAGCTTGAGGCTAAACTGCTGCTTGACAATCCTGGCGCACTGTGGACGCGGGACAAGATAGACGCCAACCGCGTTTCGGTGTTTCCAGATCTTGAACGGATCATTGTTGGTGTTGATCCGACCGCATCGAGTGGCGGGGACGAGGCGGGAATCGTGACTGTTGGGGTGTGCGAACGGGACTATTACACCCTCTCGGACGACTCACGACATGGCACTCCTCACGAGTGGGCGACTGCTGCGGTCGCTGCATATCACCGGCACAAGGCTGACTGCTTGGTCGCCGAGAAAAACAACGGCGGGGACATGGTCGAGGCTGTTATCAGGCAGGTTGATCCGTCTGTTAACGTTAAGTTAGTCTGGGCATCGCGCGGAAAAATCGTGCGCGCAGAACCTATAGCTGCCATTGCTGAGCAGGGGCGCGATCATCATGTCGGGTATCTCCCGCAGCTGGAGGATGAGTTGTGTATGTGGGTGCCTGGAGAGGCGAGTCCAAACCGGCTTGACGCTAAAGTGTGGGCAATGTCCGAACTATCAGCTGGCGGTAGTGATGTTTCCGCCGTCAAAAATCCGTTTTACGAGTATGACGAGGTGCTATGAGCGTGTTATCAAATTTCAGGGATTGGCTGCTCGAACCGGTTTTGGGATACAGACAAACCAAACAACAAACAGAACTCTCTGTGAGAAGAAACTACAGAAGGGGCATACACAAACAGCCGATAAAAAGCGAGGATGACGCCATCGTCGTCAACTTTATCGGTCTGCAGGTTGACCGTTCCGTGGCAAATCTGTTTGGCAAGGAGATATTTTTTGATCTGCCAGGTGAATCGGACTCTCAAGAACAGCAGTACATTGATGAGGTGTGGCGCGTTAACCGAAAAACGAATCTGCTAAAAAAGCTCGCGGTTTACGGGGCGGAATCCGGCACGTGCTACGTCAAAATCCTCCCGGACGGCGCAGTTGACAAAAACGGAAGCTCAATTCCGCGCCTGGTTGCATTAGACCCTGCGACGGTGACGGTGGAAACGCTGCCGGAAGACTGCGAAGCCATAACGCAGTACACAATTTCTTACTCAATCGTGGATGCCGTCACCAAAAAACAAAAACTTATTCGGCAGGTAATCAGACAAGATGCAGACGTTAACGGCTGGATTATTACTGACTATGTCAGCAATAACAGCACGACCTGGGAGATCGTTGACGAACAGATTTGGGAGTGGGACTTTCCGCCGATTGTCAGCTGGCAGAATCTTTCGGAACCAGGGTCTGTTTATGGGCGTCCCGATATAACAGACGATCTGATTGATCTGCAGGATAAAATCAATTTTGTTTCATCTAACACGGCCAAAATCATAAAATATCACGCGTATCCAAAAACGTGGGCGCGCGGATTCGGAAACCAAAAACGTGTGCAGTGGGGCATGGATGACATGCTGACCACCGACAACCCGGACGCCAGCATCCAAAACCTGGAAATGCAAAGCGATCTTTCGTCAAGTCTTGGGTTTATCAAGTACCTCCGCCAAGCCATGTTCGACGTCAGCCGTTCAGTCGATATCGATTCGCTTTCCGACAAACTCGGCAGTCTAACTAATTTTGGGCTGCGCGTGCTGTATCAAGACGCACTTTCAAAGTTGGATGAAAAACGCGGACTATACGAAGAGGGAATCGTGGAGATAAATCGTCGCCTGCTTGTGCTCGCCGGATTTTCCACGGCTGACGGTGGAAAGGTCACGTGGCAGGAAATTATGCCGATTAATGAGACAGAAACGGCACAAGCGTTAAAAACCGATCTCGAACTCGGATTGGTCAGCAAACAAACAGCTGCGGGAGTCAGGGGCTATGCCTGGGACGACGAAGAAGAGCGTATCGCCGCCGAAAAACAGGAGTCCGATAATTTGGGCGCAGCGCTATTAAGGTCATTTGGGCAGGGCGGATAAGATGCCAACTGTAAGTGAGTTAGCCAAAACATTCAGGGACGCTACTGACCGCCAGGACGCCATCGCGCTCGGGCAGTTAGCCAAAACCTATGCGCAGCTGTATGAGCGTATGCAGGGCAAGCTTGACTCCCTGTTGCTGGCGACGTCGCAAATGACAAATCCAACTACCGGACAAGTTGCGCGCTTGTCGCAGTACAAGGGCTTAATGTCGGCGCTGGAAGCAGAGCTGACGAAGTATTCCGCCTTTTTGGAGCTCGAAATAAAGGCAAACTCGATGGATGCCGTTAAGTTAGCGGTTAAACAGACCAGCGCCTATCTCAGAGCGGCCGGTTATGCGAGTCCAAAGTCGCTTCCGGTGAAAACCATCTATAACATGCTCGGATTTCTTAGGGAGGATAGCCCGCTGTACGACCGGATCGGCATGTTGTCCGGTTATCATACGCAGAGAGTGGCGGACGCGCTGTTGGAGGGGATAGCGTTTGGGTACAACCCCGCCAAAACCGCGTCCATGTTTGAGGCTGTTATGGGCGGTGGACTGACGGACGCGATGAGGCTATCACGCACCACTCAGTTATACGCCAGCCGTGAGGCGTCACGAGCCAGCTACATGGCTAACTCGGATGTAATCGAGGGCTGGGAATGGATAACATCGCTTGACGCAGATACCTGTATGGCGTGCGCGGTGGAGCACGGCACAATCCATCCCCTGGATGAGAGCATGTCATCCCATTACAACTGCCGGTGTACAAGTGCTCCGGTTGTCAAGGGGTACTCTGATCGGGATCAGCTCGGAGTCGACTGGTTCAAGGGTTTGCCTGAAAGCCAGCAGGAAAAAATGATGGGCAGCTCTGCTTTTGAGGGTTGGAAGTCTGGTGCATTTAATCTGGAGGACATGGTGACAAGACGACACGATGATGTGTACGGGGACATGCTGGCAACCGTTCCGCTCAGCAAGCTGGTTGGGCGCGAGTGAATCCGTCGTCGTCCGTGGCGCGCTGTGTTAAACAAAAAAACAAACAGCTATAATAATACCTGTATCAAACCAAGTTATTTTTGGGGTCAAAATTGGACATTTTATGGTTGGTTTAGGGACGAAAAAACGGGCTAAATTGTAATTTTTATTTTTGAGCTCGAAATACGGAAAAACATGTTTTTAACGCCACTTTTTCGATTGATTTTTCGATCAAA